AAGGTTTGCTCGCCGGGCTGGAAAATCGGTTCCCCGACGTTGCCCCATCCGCTTTGCCGGTAGACATTCCGCCCCGGCGTGCTGGTGATAAAGTCGGTCCTGTTTGGTGCCTGCGGCTTTGCCGCCATTGCCGGATTGCTCAGGCCGAGCAGATAGCTGAGTTTGTCCAGAGACAGGTTGCCGGTCTGCTGCCACGGCATCAGGTCCGAGCGTGTTTGCTCGTATTGCGCCTGAGTCATGTCCGCCGCACGATTGGCGGCGCCGGCCTGTTTGCTTGCTGCGCGGTTTGAGGCTATGTACCCAAGACCAGCGCCAATAATTGCGCCCCAAGGCATTATTTGCCCTCCTTCTTGATGCTATTGGCCGAGTCCACGCAATGGACGCAAGCCAACCGCGTATCGGGCATGATGGCAACGAACTTGTGCGGATGGCCTGCCGTAATCGGCACTGCCTGGCCGCCCCAGAACTCACCAAGGCACTTTTCGCCTACCCATGCCACGACTGCCCCGCTGCCAACAAAGGTCGCGTGATCGTAATCATGCGCGTGTTGCGACACTTCGTCACCCCGTTTTTGCAACAAAATGCTGCGGAAGTAGACCCCTTTGACTTCGTCAACAAACTCAACAATACCTTCGCTCATGTTTATGTCCAGAAATTCGGCGACTTGTTCTTCGTGCCCACGCCGGTTGATTGGTAATGAATGTCAACAAAATGCAGGAACGGGTCGGGAACCTGCCCTGAATCAACCGTGATGGTTGTAGCTGACAGATACGCCCGACACAAAATCATCCCATCCACTTCGATATTGTCAGAGTCCAGTTGACTTGCCGCCGGGGATGCAGCCGAAAGCTGCGTCTCCGTGATGATGTGCTGATAGGTCGTTGCCGGAAAATCAGTGGTGAATGTACTATCCACGGTCCTTGTGACGGGCGCAGCAAATGCGGCCTGATTGTGTCCCTTCGAGTAGGTGCATTCCGCTCCCCACGTAAGAGTGCCACCATTGATTGTTCCAGCCGCAACACCGGCTGTATTTGTTCCGTTGAAGGACCAATGGAAGTGAATATACAAATCACTTCCTGACACATAATCGTGCGGCAGGTGGAACTCGATGAACACTTCTTCGCCAGCGTCAAACTGATAGCCCCTGATCCCGCCACGGTACACGTTATAAGACGGATCACTTGCTCCAACGCCCCGGATTGAAATTGCGCCCAGCAAATCGTGCCAGGGGTAGACCGGCGTATCCTCATCGACTTTTATGCCATAGGTTTGTGCGTTTGGCAGGATGAGGTCATTGCCGATGATTTGCGGATAAATCCATGTGTTTGTCGACGCTGTTTTCAGCCATGCCGGACTTTGCTCGTCGACATCGAACGTCTGCATCCCGACCCAGCGCAACATATCCGAAGTCGGCAGCGCACTGGTCGATCCGGCCCGGCTGCCGGAATAGATGACCTGCCCGACCGAAGCGAAGAACGTCGCCCACTCCGTGCGCATGCGCAAATCGGTAACATTTCCGTTGTCATCACGGATCACGTTGAACATTTCGACGCCTGGCGTTTGTACGTTTGGGCCGGCCATCAGCTTGACCCTATCGAAATGTCGGCAGACGCGCCGGTAATGACCCGCTTGACCGGGTCGGTGATACGCAGCTTGAACACCCAATCCCGAGCCGCCCCCAGCGCCTGCCAGCGCACGCGCGTCGTGTATTCGCCCACCTTTCCGACCGAGCGATACCCGACCGAAGTGAAGCTGAAACCATAGTCCTTGCTGACTTGCAAATCGATGTGCGGGTCCGCGCCCTGCCCCGTTGCCGTGCCCACACCCTGTTCCATGTCGATCTGGATGTCATTGACCGTGATGTACTTGTCGTCTTCCCACAGGTGTTTGCTGATCACCTCAAACGGGATTTCATCCCCGTTATCCGTGTAGGTGGCCGTGTTGAACTCGTAAATGTTGCCGTTTCGCCGGTCGGATACCAGTGAGCGATTGTTCAGGATGGCGAACTTGTTGCCCCAGAATCGGGTGCCATCGGTTGCCTGCCACTCGGTCCACGAATGGCCGAGGCCATCGTAGACGTGCGTCACGTCCGGCGTCGGGAAGTTGATCACGTAAAGCGGATGACCACCAAACATCATGGAATAGCCTGTCGCATCCGATACGGTCGTGTAACTCAACAACAGGTCATCGATGTCACCATCCGACAGTTTGGTGCGTGCAAAGCCATTCATGCGCGAAATCTCGCGTGACCCCTGTCGGTTGCCCATCAGCCCGGTCAGGGAATTGTCGAACTCGTCCATTGACCACGATGCCAACAGGCCAAAGTTCTGCGACGCGCCGGGAATGCGCTGGTATGGCAAGTCTGCCGTCCCGGTATTTTGCCGAAATTCAACGAAGTTCAAACCAAATAGCTGCAAGATGTTGTTGTTTACGTAGCCTGCTTTCAACGCTCCTTGCCCGGAGTCGGCAAAGCCGATGTCCAGCGCGGCCCAGGTCGTCGGGTCGTCATTGTTGGATAACTGGAACTGCCGCGACGATCCGCTGGTCACGATGAAGTACGTGTCCTGATAGTCCACCGTGATCGGGCTGGAGGTGAAGTTGCCACTGGCAATCTGCGTCAACGTGCCAGGCGTGACCATGTCGTAGTACCAGCCATCCGTGCCATCGACCAGCACCAGATACGTTCCGTTATCCACCATCGACACGTCGCCGGTACTGGTGTTGATCGTTCCAATGGTCGAAACAGTGCCGGAGTTGTCAACGCTGACCAGCGATGAACCATGCACCGAGAACAAGAGCGGCGTCGACAACGAATTGACTGCCCACATGCCGCGTGATGGGTTGTTGCCCAACGTTGTCACGAACGCATCCAGGCCGGGGCGCCCGATCAAGGCAAAGGCTGTCCTGTCCATTTCCGTCTGCGGGGAAACCAGACAGTTGATCCGTCGCTGCGCTGTGATGGCGCGCGATTCGGATTGTGTGCCGATGCCGAACAAGTTAATCCTCACGTCCTGGGCCACTCATCCGAGTACACGTTATAAGTCGCATTCGACCTTGACACGATTGCATCGTCGTAGTTGGAAATGACCTCCTTGATGTTGTTGCGCTTCAGGTTCGCCTTGGCTTCCGCCGCCTGGTTGATCAGCGTGGCGTATTCCTTCTCGTCCAGTCCGCAGTGAAACCCGACCATGACCAGTTCGATGGCCGTATTGAGCACAAAGGCCCGCTCATACGGTGCCGGTGCGCTCAGGGAATGTGTCAGGGTCGAGAACTGCTTCTGCTGGATGATGGCCGTGGCGCGGAACTCGTAAGCCGTAATCGGCGACGGAAACAGGTTGATGATCCCGAGCGGATACTGCGGATCGTAGAACATCGTCGTCGGGATCTGGCTGGTGATCGACTTCATGCCGATACTGTTCCACCGGTCCTGCGGCACGATGCGCATCTGGTAGTCCAGCGCATTGCTGTCCCGAATCCAGGCTTGCGTGATGTAGTCCGGGCGCGTGGTGTTGATGTTGCCGCCGCTGCCGATGGTGTAACTGGACGTGTTCGCGGTCAGTGTGTGCGTGATGGTTTCCTGCGCAAAACTCATGTAATTCTCACCATCCCACGAGCCCAGCAGCGCATTCATGGTGTCCAGACCGTCGTTCGCGTCCTGAGCGGTCAGGGTTTCCGTGCGGCCCAGGTATCGAATTGCCTTTGCCGCACGGGTGAGAAGTTGTTGCGCAGTTGCCATTTAAGCCACCTTTTCCTGATACCCAAACTCGGTGCTGGTTTCCCTGTCTTCGCGGACTTTCGGGTCACTGAGCCAGCGATGGAAGTTGCCGAACCAGCCCTTCACGCCATAATGCCCGAACTCGATATTCGGGTAGATGTACACGTCGACGCCCATTTCCTTCAGGCGCTTGCCAAAAAACCGATCCTCGCCCCAGCGCAGACCATCCCTGACTTCGCACTGGAAGAAATTGGTGTAACGCCGATTCGGTGCGCTCGAGTCCGCCGAGGGGTCCGTGTACATATCCTCGGTGAACCGTTCGCGGAAGGCCACCAACAGCTCGCGCTTGATGCGCAGGAAGCCCCCTGCCATGTATTCGGCCTTGACCAGCGCAGTCCCGTCGCCGAGGTCACGCCCGACAGGATGATGCGCCCCATCCGATTCCTGCAAGTACGGGATCGAGGTCCACCGTGCCCATGAATTCTTTTGCGGATAGCTACCGATGACAATCGGTTCTGGCAGTTCAAGCATCTTGATCACGGCATCCGGGTTCCATTGCATGTCGGCATCAATCATGATGATGTCGGTCGCTTCCGGGTCTTCCAGGAACTTGGTGAACAATGTGTTCTTCGCCCGGTCGACGTAGCTGTCGCCTTCCAGCGGCCAGTATTCGGCACGGATGCCACGGGCGGCCAGCAATTGGGACGTGTAGAACATGCTCGTGATGTAGGGCGAATATCCCTTCATTTCGTAGAACGGGGTCGCAAAAATCACCTTCATGCGCGGCATGAAGTACCGACCCTTGATTTCCGCGTACTTGTTGCGCAACCATTGCCCGTCGATCTTGCCCTCGCCCACGGACTGGTTTTTCTCCCAGATCCGCGTGTGTGTCAGCGGTTCCTCGATGATGCGGATGTTCTC